ATTTGATTTTAATCCAAAGTGTATGTCAGTGAAACAGGCTACTTTTTTAAACATTCATTGTCCTTTTAGACTATTATAGCAGAAGTTACTCTGCAGGGTCAACTTCAATATCACCAACAGGCACAACCGTAGTGGAATCTGCATCACGTTTTGCCGCACTGGCATACTCTGCATTGATCATTCTGGTATAACTTGGATTCATTCCGTTCATTTCTAAAATATCATCTCGAATGTTTTGCATTTTCTTTTCAATATTGATTACTCGAACAAAACTGTTAGTCACCGCCGCAGTAAAATAGGCAAAGGGATTATCTGATTTAGATTCATCAAACTGTAGACCAATCTGAGTCAGCTGTAAAATAGCCTGACCTTTCATTTCATCATTGTAAGTGTAGCCACGAACGTTGCCACGGGTCGCATATCGTTCACATAACTTGATATACATTCGAGCCAGCGTATTAGTAACCTGCCCGTGATCCTTGCAAAACTTACCAGTCTTCATAGGACCTTTCCAATGACTTTTGCCAACGCAAACAAGCTCGTCATTTTCGTCAAACTTCCAATGTTGGAAAGCTGGAAAGTTAACTTTTTCTCTGTGATCAGCTAGGGTCTTTGGTGTGCGTTTACGTCCCGGCTCTAACGGTATATGATCATAAGTCATAATTCGAAAGACCACATCGGGCTTTTCGATAGTTTTATAATCTACTTCAAATTCAGCGGCCTTGCATTTGGGGTTGACGGCTTTTGCCGCTTCAAACGCCTGTTGTCCAAGTCTTTTTGCTCGAACTCGTTTGGCTTCTGCAATAGTTCGAATGTTAATCTTTTCTATGCTAGGCAGAATAAGATCGTATTGATGATATTCGGGTTTTGTATAGCTGGAGTAACTGTTTTTACTTCTATGTATTTCTAATAACAAGTCTTTGTTATTTAGGTAGTTTACTTTTTTCATTGTTCTTATGACTCCTCATGTACATTATAATATCAGCAGTTAATAAAGTCAATAAATACTACTGACGGAGATTACCAAATATGGCCAACGATTTAAATAGTTTTGCAACCACAGCAACGGGTATTGCAGGAATTGCCGCCGCTACAGGAAATAGCAAGTTAGCCAAGATAGCAGGCGGAGTTGCAATAGGTGCGGCACTTATTAACGGATTTAAAGGTCCAATGTTTGGCGGCAGTGAAGCTCCTTTAGGACAAATTCCTGGCGCCGTAACGTTTTCTGCAGGTGCTACAGACTGGCGAGTAAAATTAAGTTTGCCAACAAACAACCCAGCATACCTGGCTAGTCCAATATTAGCACCTTTAGTAGATTCGGGAAACAGTTTGATTTTTCCTTTTACGCCACAAGTTAATTTAACACACTCGGCAACTTATAATTCTCTTGACACCACACATAATAATTATACTTTTATGGCCTATGAGAACAGCAGAGTTGAAACAATTAGTATTACTGCTGACTTTTACTGCGAAAATAGTGTTGATGCGGCATATTGGGTTGCTGCCACTCACTACTTGCGATCTGTAACAAAAATGTCGTTTGGTGATTCAACAGACGCAGGTCAACCCCCACCTGTTGTTCGATTAAACGGGTACGGTTCATATGTTTTTAACAATGTTCCTGTAGTGGTTAAAACATTTACTATGGACTTACCAAAAGACGTTGATTATATTTCTGTTGAAGTAGGTGGTATTACAGATGTAGACGGCCAAAACAGATTTGGCGGCAAAATTAGTTATGCTCCTGTAAAAAGCACAATGACAATTCAATTAATGCCAATTTATAGCAGAACACAACAACGAACATTCTCATTGGATGCATTTGTTAATGGAAATTATTTAGATGATGGAGGTTATATCTAATGGCATATAAAATTACTAGTCCGTGGCATGATACTGCAATGTCAAACGGCTATCTTGGAAATTTTAATATACGACCTGTTAGTGCAGAACCTGATGATATTCCTTATACTATCGATCCTCACTACAATTATAGACCAGATTTACTATCTCAAGATTTATACGGTACACCTAAGTTGTGGTGGGTATTTACACAACGAAATATGAATGTTATACGAGATCCAATTTTTGATTTTAAAGTAGGTACACTAATTTATCTTCCTAAAAAAACTTCGCTATTTAGAGTATTAGGAATATAAGATGGCAGCAACTATTGCAGGGCTAACGCCGGCTAACTATGAAAAGTTTAGAGCTCAACGGTTTAAAGAGGAGAGCGGTAGTAACTATATTCCAATAGACCCGCAGGCAACTGCCAGGGGATTACCTAACGGAGTAAACCGTCTTAGCTATGCAGGTGGATATCAAATGGGTGCTCAAGCTCTTGAGACAGTGGGATATCTAAAACCTGGAGCCTATGCCAAGTCAGGTAATGCCGCAATATATGATCCAAACAATTGGGCAGGCACCGTCGGCCAGCCTAAAAATCTAAATGAATTTTTATATAACTCTGCCGCACAAGATAAAGCCTATGAGAAATATACTATAGTTGGTGCAAGAACACTAGAAACTGTAAAAACTCCTGAAGGTACATATAGACTAACTGCTGACACTCCGCAAGAACAACGTGCAGGCTGGTTAGCAGCCGCAAGTCTTAAAGGACCAACAGAGATTGCTAATAAAGGACTCGATGCTCCACCTGACGCAAACGGCACTACACCTAAGAGTGTGTTTATCTCAGCACAAAAATCAGTAAGCGGAGCAACAGGAGTACCAACCACAACTGCTGTTGCAGGCGGCCAAGTTCCTGCAAATACCGCTACTCCAACCCAAGACGCAGCCAACACTACTGCCACCGCCGCTGCCGCTATTGATAGAGGCTCGGAAATATCTGCATCCAGTGTAGCAAATTTGTCTACTCCACTTGACATTTCTAATACTACGGGCGGACAAGAAAAAATTGCACTACCAATAGCAAACCCATTAGAAAAATTTGTCTCAAGTAATTATTTGTTTACCCTAAGTAGTTTGTCTGCAGATGCTGTAAATTTTCCCGACACAAGTTATAGAAAAGGCCTAGTTGGTAAAATTATTCTAAGCAGTGGCGGAAGATTTTCAGAGTCAAGAGTATCAACCGCATATCAAACACTAGATAATCCTTCTGGAAAATATGATTATTTTATTGACAATGTGGAAATGTATTGTCAAATTACTCCATCATCATCAACAAAAGGAACCAACGTAATCACTTTAGATTTTGAAGTAACTGAACCCTACAGCATGGGGCAGTTTTTACAAAGCTGTCAAATTGCCGCAGTACAAAATGGTCACACAGATTATACACAGGCTCCTTATCTATTAAGTTTAGAATTTAAAGGTTATACTGACGAAAATGAAAGCGAAACGATAGCAGTTAGATATTTTCCAATCAGAATGTACAGCATCAATATGACCATTACGTCTGCAGGATGCAAGTACCAAGTAAAATCGCAAGCGTGGAATGAACTAGCGTTAAACGACAATTATAATTTTTTAAAATCTGATTTTGCAATATCTGGAAAAACAGTTGTTGAAATGTTACAAAGCGGTGCAACTAGTTTACAACATCTAATAACTAGCAGATTATTAGAAATATCAAAGACGGATGAAAAAAAGCCTTACTTGCCTGACGAAATTGCCATTGTATTCCCTACAGAATTACAAACAATCGCTCCACAAGAAGCTTCCGATAATGGTGCAACAATAAAAGAAGGCACTGCTGGCGGCGGCAATGTATTATCTCGAGTTAAATTAACACGAAATGATAAGACTAATATTTTAATACAAGCCGACAATGAAGTTAGTAAACTAGGCAAATCTAGTATGAATTTTTCTCTAGCACAAGGAGGCCACGATCCTAAAAAACCTGATGACCCTAACTCTAACGATAAAAATATCACAGTGGTTGCGCTAGCAAATAAAAAATATCCAAGAAACTCTTATCAATTAGAAAAAGATAGTAAAGAGTTTGTATTTAGAAAAGGCACAAGTATTATTAACGCAATTACAGAAGTAATGTTAATGAGTGACTATTGTACTGGAGCAGTAACTAATTCTCCCACAAATGGATTTTATGATTGGTTTAGAATTGAAACTCAAGCCTACATAATAAATGCTAATAAACAAAATGAAAATGTTGGTGTTAATCCTAAACTATTAGTGTTTAGAGTAGTACCTTACAAGATTCATCAATCCCTGTTTGCAACACCCAATATCACAGCTAGTGGTTATCAACAACTTGTTGATGAGGCAGTTAAGGAATACAATTACATATATACTGGAAAAAATGTTGATGTGTTAGATTTTAAATTAACTTTAAACAATAACTTTGGCGTACCATTGCTAGCAGAGGGGCTGGGTGCCGCCGCAGGCGAAGCACTAATGTCTCGCTTAGGACAAGCTGGTGCCGCCCCCTCAGACAGTCTGCTCCCATATGTTCCTTCAATTAACGGCAACGCCAACTCTGGCGGAGATGTTGCAACAGGAACGGCTATGGGTCTAGCTAAAGTTGATAGATGGCAAAGCAGTGATGGCGCTGGTGATGCTGATACTTATAAGACACTGGTGGCAAAACAATTTCAAGCTCGTATATTAAATCTAGGCACTGAAAAAGTTCAAGCAGATATGACTATTTTGGGAGATCCTTATTATTTGGCGGACAGCGGGATAGGAAATTTTACCAATACCAACGCAACTGGTAGAATGAATCTTACAGCTACCGGAGCAATAGATTATCAATCGAGCGAAGTAGATATATTAATTAATTTTCGTACACCAGTTGATTTAAATTCCAGCGGAAGTTTAACATTTCCAGAAGATATTGACACACAATTAGAAATACCCTTTAGTGGATTATATAAAGTAATTACTGTAAAGAGTAGTTTTGTTAAGGGCAAGTTTACACAGGTATTAAATTTAGCACGTAGATCAAATCAAAATCCTCCAGGTCTACCAGCCCTTGATCGGTCTGAAAATTCTAACGTAGGTGATTTATCTACAGATAGTCTAGGCAACGTGTTTAGAACAGACAGTGAAGGCAATGCAGTACTTTATCGCGATCGTGGAGCTCAAGTAACACCTGTATCTCAAGAAAACAATAGGGTAGCTGAAACTACTCCGGCTGAAGGAGAAAACGTAATTACTTTTGCACCGAGTAAAGATGGTTACTCCAAAGCCGCCTCAGAGCAGGCATAATTTATGATAAACGATACCCTCCCAGAAGATTCGAGATCAGAAGAACGGTACTTTAATTACCCGGGCCCCTATATGGCTCGAGTAGTCAGTCACATTGACGCAAAGTACATGGGTTCTTTGCAAGTTGAATTAATTAACGATGTTGGCAGAGACGAACCAGGTATTACAGGATCAGTAATTACAGTTAGATATCTAAGTCCTTTCGCTGGACAGACTAGTATTACTTTTACAAACGAAACGCCTAACGACTACGATAGTACACAAAAAGCCTACGGCATGTGGATGGTTCCTCCTGATGTAGGAACCATTGTAATGGTTATGTTTGCCTACGGTAATGCGGCAAAAGGTTACTGGATTGGTTGTGCTCCTGACGAATATGTAAATTTTATGGTGCCCGGTATGGCAGCAACATCTACTACAACAGAAGCAGGTAGCGACGAACGAAAAGTTGTAGCAGAATATAACAAAAAAGCCAACAAAGCATTGACCCAAGCAGATCTTACACAAGTACCAAAGCCCGTACATCCTTTTCATAAAGTGTTAACTACCCAGGGGTTAAACAAAGACGATACTAGGGGAATAACATCTAGTAGTGCCCGTCGAGAATTGCCAAGTACTGTATTTGGTATTAGTACTCCCGGACCGGTTGATAGAAAACCTAATGCTCCTACTGGTCAAATAGGCAAGAAAGAAAGTAGAATTCAAAGCGCATTTGTTAGTCGACTAGGCGGAACTACGTTTGTCATGGATGACGGTGACGAAAGTTTTATTCGTAAAACTCCTGCAAGTGAAGGACCACCAGATTATGTCAGTGTAGAAAACGGCGAGTCAGGCGGACAACCGGATATACCGCACAATGAACTTGTACGTATTCGTACTCGCACAGGACATCAAATTCTTCTACATAATAGCGAAGACTTAATTTATATTGGTAATGCCGCAGGCACTACTTGGATAGAATTAACCAGCATGGGCAAGATAGATATCTATGCACAAGACTCAGTCAGTATTCATACAGAAAAAGATATAAACATCAAAGCTGACCAAGACATTAATATGGATGCCGGTAGAAATGTCAATATTAGGTCAGGTGCCAAACACAACGTTGAAGTTGGTTCTGCACACAGTTTAATAGTTGGCACAGATCAAAAAATATCCGTTGTGGGCACAAAACATGAAAGTATTGGAGCCAATAGAAATACCAGTGTTACCGGCGCAAGTAGCGAAGCTATTGGGCAAGCACTTAATTTACAAACAGGATCAAATGTAAAAATAACTTCGGGAGCAGATATTGCATTACTATCTTCTGGGGGAAATAAGTTTACTTCTGGAACAGCAACGTCTATTAATGCTGGATCGAATATTAATCTTACCAGCGGCGCAAAAATTAATCTGAACGGACCATTAGCCGAAGCGGCCACCGCCGCATCTATAACAGACGCAGTACAACCAGACGCATTGGCCATTGTAGTAGCAAGAACACCTATGCATGAACCCTGGGACGGCCATGAAAATCTACACGGTCAGGACCCAACAAAGTATACTACTTCAACAGATACATTTAGGAAAATTAGCAAATAAATACTACTATGAGCATAGAAAAATCACTATACACTAGAACAGTTGTTCCTGAAGTTAGAAAAATTACAGCACCTCCTTTAAGCAAAACTTATAGGGGAATCAGTACTGTAGGCAATCCAACCGGGGGGTTTGCCCTATACGATCTAGCATTAATCAAACAAGATATTGTTAACCACTTTCATATTCGCTACGGCGAGCGTCTTGAAAATCCAAACTTTGGTACTATTATTTGGGACTTGCTATTTGACCCATTAACTGAAGAAGTTAAAAATCTCATAGTGCAAAATGTATCTACTATTATCAACTATGATCCTCGTGTTAGCGTTCAAAATGTCATAGTAAGTGAGTATGAAAGCGGCATACAAATAGAGTGTGAGTTGACCTATTTGGTATACAATATATCAGAAAGCCTGCGATTTAAGTTTGACAAAGACAACAGTCTACTCGGTTAATAAACTGCCCACTTTATCTATACGATAAATATCTATAATGAGGACTGAGTATGTCAAGTATAGATAGACAAAACAAATTAATTGCGGCAGAAGACTGGAAAAAGGTATACCAGAGCTTTAAAAACGCTGATTTTAAAAGCTACGATTTCGACAATCTACGTCGAACAATGATCACATATCTGCGTGAAAACTACCCAGAAGACTTTAACGACTATATTGAGTCTAGTGAGTACCTAGCTCTAATTGATTTAATTGCTTTTCTTGGACAAAACCTAGCCTTCCGCTTTGATTTAAATGCTCGTGAAAATTTTCTTGAACTTGCAGATCGCCGTGAAAGCGTTCTACGTCTAGCACGATTACTCAGCTATAACCCTAAAAGAAATCAATGTGCTAATGGACTGCTAAAATTTAGCTCGGTAAGAACTAGTGAAGCTATCATAGACAGCAACGGTCGAAGCCTCGCCAATCAAACAATTGTGTGGAACGACAGTGCTAACACCAATTGGTACGAACAGTTTATAAAAGTAGTAAACTCTGCATTGCCATCAACTGGACAGTTTGGCAAACCACAAGATTCTGGAATAATTGCAGGTATTAGAACACAGCAGTATCGATTTAATGCAACTAATACTGACACTCCAATTTATGGATTTACTAAAAACATCGATGGCAGAAATATGAATTTTGAAATTGTATCTTGTGCAATTAAAAATTCTCTAAACATCTATGAAGAACCACCAATGCCTGGTACTAACTTGGCATTCTTATATCGCGACGACGGTGGTGGATCTCCTAGCACTAACACTGGATTCTTTGTTCACTTCCGTCAGGGAAGTCTAAACCAAGGAACATTTTCTATCCAACGACCAAGTACAAATGAAACTGTTGACTTAGACAGTTCTAATATTAATAACTCAGATATTTGGTTGTACAGCTTAGACAGTGCCGGCCTACTATCTCAAGAATGGACAAAAGTTGATGCAGTCGAAGGTAACAACATCATATATAATTCCCTTTCTAAAAGTGTTAGAAAAATATTTTCAGTAATTACACGTACCGGCGATCGTGTTCGTTTAAACTTTGCCGACGGCACCTTTGGTGATTTGCCTCAAGGTAATTTTAGAGTATACTACAGAGTCAGTAATGGTTTTGAATATGCAATTAGTCCTTCTAATATTAAAAACGTAACATTTGATATTCCCTACATCAGTAACAAATCTGGCAAGCAAGAAATACTATCAGTTTCGGCCGGACTAAATTACACTGTTCAAAATGCTTCTGTAAGCGAAACAAGTGACAGCATCAAAACTAACGCACCAGCAACATACTATACACAAAACCGTATGATTACCGGTGAAGATTATAACGTATTTCCGCTGAGTGTTAACCAAGAAATTATTAAAGTTAAATCAGTTAATCGAGTAAGTTCTGGCATCAGTAGATACTTTGACCTAAAAGACTCTACCGGAAAATATAGCCATACTAATTTGTTTGGAACAGACGGTATCTTATACAAAGAACCTATCATTGGCAGTTTTAAATTTTCATACAACACTAGAACTGATATTGAAAATGCAGTATTAAATCAAATTGAACCAGTACTTGCTAGTCGTACAATTAAAGATTTTTATTTAGACAGCTATGCATTTGTATCGTTGGGGGTTGCATTTTCTTCTTTTACACAAGTCACTTCTGCTACAAATATATCAACTGGGTATATTAATGATAATACGCAGACTACTGCAATTAAAAAATTAGGATCTTCTACATTTTCAAATTTAAGATTTATCATTCCCGGAGCAATGTTAAAATTTACGCCGCCTCCTGGCAAATTATTCAGTAGTGATAATAAACTAATTGACGAGGCTGGTGCACCAGTATCTGCCAAAACAGGAATTTGGACACGAGTTGTACAGGTAGTCGGTGACGGCTCGGCAAAAAATACTGGCATATTACCTACCGGACTAGGCCCAGTAATCTTAAACGAAATTGTGCCCACGGGCGCAGTTTGTGACACTGCGGTACCTAAGTTTGTTACTGCACTTGAAGATAGTGTTAAGAATAAAATTATCGATCTAATTGCAGCCAATAAAAATTTTGCTCTAAGATATGACAGCGCAAGTACTGTATGGAAAATTATTACAGAATCTAACATTGACAAAAAATCTTCATTTAGCCTAGGAAAAACAGGCGATTCGAGTAATCAACAACTTGATGCAAGCTGGATATTATTATTTGAAACTGACGGAACTTCGTATCTTGCAACATACCGCGGCTTAAGATATGTATTTGAAAGTTTTAAAGAAATGAGATTTTTCTTTGACAGTACTTCTAAAGTTTATGATCCATCTACGGGAAAAGTAATTAGGGATAAAATTTCGGTGATGAGTATTAATACACAGCCGGATGTGTTATCTGCGTTTAATCAAAACTTTGATTGGGAAATTATTGACGAATATTTAGGCAGTGACGGATATATTGACACTAAGAAAATCTCTATTAGTTTCTTTGACAGCAACGAAGACGGTATAGTTGACGATCCAGAATTATTTAAAAATATTGTTAGCCCTTCAACAAATACTACATCTAAATTTATTTTTCAAAAGCGTCAAGTGGCACTAGACGGTTCCACAGATTTTTATTATATTGAAAATATTAATGATCTAATCAAAGTATATCTAAGTCAAGAAGCGGTTCCTTTAACACTAGATGACGGCCAATTAATTTATATTATTAAAGAAAATCTAGTTAAGACATTTAACAAGGCATCAACTAGCTTTGTAATTACCAATGAATATAGAGGTTTCTTAGGCAGAGACAATTTAAAATTTCAGTACATACATGCCGCAGACAACGCATCAAGATTAGATCCGGCCGCAACAAACATTATAGATATTTTTATGTTAACTAAAACATATGATGTATCATACAGACGATGGCTTGCAGGTGAGGTGCCTACTAAACCGTTACCTCCTAGCAGTGACTCACTATACACAAATTTTAGTACCAATATCAACAAAGTAAAATCAATAAGCGACGAAATCGTTTACCACCCTGCAAAATACAAACCTTTATTTGGTAAAAATGCCGCAGCCAGCTTACAAGGTATATTTAAAGTGGTAAAAAATTCTAATGTAGTAATAAGTGATAATGACATTAAGTCTGGAGTCATAACTGCAATTAACGAATTTTTTGCTTTAGAAAATTGGGAATTTGGAGACACGTTCTATTTTGGAGAACTATCTGCATACATTATTCGTCAACTAAGTCCTAATCTAGTAAACATAGTAATTGTACCAAAACAACAAGATTTAGCGTTTGGTAGTCTATTTGAAATAACATCAAATGCAGACGAGTTACTAATTAGCTCTGCAACAGTTGATGAGATTGAGATTATTTCAGAGATTACCGCGGCAAGAATTAATGCAAGCGGCACAGTACTAACATCAATTCCGTTAAACAACAATGACATCACAAGTGCGTAAAGAAGGAATATTACATGGCATTCGATAACAACCAACAAGAATCAGCGTTACCTATTGGCGACAATAATAAAAGAACGTCATTAGATTTTCTTCCCAAGTATTATAGAACTCCTGCAAATCAAAAGTTCTTAAGTGCTACAGTTGATCAAATGATCAACGAAGGAACTGTTGGAAAAGTAAACGCTTTTATTGGTCGTAAAAACACGCCTGCATTTACATCAGCAGACCGATACTTAGAAGAAGTCAGTGTTGACAGAGCCGCGTACCAACTTGAGCCTGCTATTATCTCTAAAGATTCTTTAGATAATGTTACATTTTTTAAAGATTATAATGATTATATCAATCAGTTAAATTTCTTTGCAGGAACTACTTTAGATCATAGCAAAGTCAACAGTGAAGAATACTATGCATGGAATCCCAATATTGACTGGGACAAATTTGTTAACTATAGAGAATACTATTGGCTACCAAATGGTCCGCAACCAATTACAGTGTTAGGGCAGTCGGCAGATATTAACAGCACATATACTGTTAAATTGATCAATGAAGTTGATAATATTTCTTATTTGTTTACTCCTGACGGTCTAACAGCAAACCCTAAATTTAAACTATATCGAGGACAAACTTATACTTTTGAAATAGATTGTGAAGACCGTCCATTTGCATTTAAGACTGTTAGAACTATAGGCGATGCAGATTTATACACTAACGGCATCACAATAAGAAATGATAAAAATGTAATTGTTCCTTCTACTACTCATGTTAAAAAAGGGTCAATTGAATTTACCGTGCCGTTAAATGCTCCTAACATTTTGTATTATGTTAGTGACACTGATATAAACACCTCTGGGTACTTTACAGTTTTTGATATCACCGAATCAACTTTTATAGAAGTTGACACTGAGATCATTGGTAAAAAATATTACACTACTAGTAGTGGAACTACTCTATCCAACGGAATGAAATTATCGTTCCCTGGACAAGTAACTCCTGAAATATATGCAACTGGTAATTGGTATGTTGAAGGGGTCGGCACAGCCATTAGATTAGTAGCAGAAAAAGATCTTGAAACACCGTCTGCATATACTTCTGATTTAGAAGTTGAATTTGATAATGAAAATTTTGATACACAGGGATTTGATGTAAACAATAATTTCCCCGCAAATAAAGATTACCTAGTTATTAATAGAGGAAGCAAGGATAGAAATCCATGGAGTCGCCATAACCGCTGGTTCCACAAAAATTTAATTGAAGCATCTGCAACAGCAAATAATCAACCACTAATATTAGATCAAACAGCAAGAGCTAAACGCCCTATTATTGAATTTAATTCAAACATTCAATTATGGAATTTTGGACGCATTGCTAAACAGAATGTAACATTAGTTGATACCTTTACTACAGATGTATTTTCTACAGTTGAAGGTAGCTATGGATATAATGTTGATAACATTAATCTAGTTGAAGGCATGCGTGTGCTATTTACAGCAGACACTGACGTTAGAGTTTCTGGTAGAATATTTACAGTAAGTTTTGTTACCCATCTAGGACAACGCAGAATCACATTATTACCTACGGATGATACTGACCCACAGGACGGCGAAAGTGTTTTAGTAACAGACGGCCGTAGTTATAAAGGAGCAATGTTCCATTATATGGATGGCACCTGGATGCAGAGTCAGGCCAAGACTAACATTAATCAAAGCCCGTTATTTGAAGTAGTAGATCCTACCGGAATAAGTTACGGAGATACAACAAAGTATCCCGGAACTACATTTAGCGGAACAAAATTATTCAGTTACCAGCCTGGTACCACATATGATACTGAACTGGGATTTAATGTTACATATAGGAATATTGGAAATTTTGGAGACATCGTTTTTAATTTTAATCTTCATACAGACAAGCACACCTATCAAAGTAATACAACTTTAGTAGCACCTATTGATATAGAACTAGGTTATCTACGCATTAATAATACATTAACCTCGTTTGACCACGCCAACGGTTGGTCAATTGCCGCTACAAAAACTAAACAATATGTTGTTAGACAATATGTAATTGACCAAGTACGTAATATGTTTTTAATTGATGCATATGCAGACAGTGGGTTATTAACTGATTTAACAGTTAGAGTATATGTAAACGGACAAAGAAAATATAATACTGAGTATACAATCAGCATTATCAACAATCAAGCCTACGTTGAATTCTTTAAGGATTTAGCCGTTGATGATGTGTTAATACTCAAAACAAATTCGTCAGCACCAAAAATTAATGGGTATTATGAATTTCCATCTAACTTAGAACATAATCCTCAAAACTTAAACTTAGATACATTTACACTAGGTGAAATTAATAACCATGTAAGCTCAATTGCGGACAATATTGATTCGTTTATAGGCACAGTGCCTGGATCAGCTAGTCTTCGAGATCTAGGAAATATTACTCCGCTAGGAACAAAGATCGTTCAGCATGCCGCACCGTTGTTGCCTATAGCATATCATATTACTAATAAAAATTATAATGTAATTAATGCATTAAAAACAGCTAGACTTGATTATGCAAAATTTAAAAGAAATCTATTGCGTAAGGCAACTGATTACGGATATGACGGTGTAACACGAATTCATCTAGATTTAATTTTAAAAGAAGTAGTTAAAGACTTTACAACAGCTAGCCCGTACTATCTAAGCGATATGATACCTGCGGGCCCTAGCTTTATTTTTGAGCAAGAAATTATTGATGACTCTATTACTGAGTATCCTTTGATTTTTGACTTTGATCTAACTACTGCTAGTGAACGTGCTATACTTGTATATGTGAATGACAATTTGTTAGTCTACGGTAAAGATTATGAATTTGTTGACGTTAATTTTGTAAAAATTATATCAACTATTGCATCTGGCGACAATTTAAAAATTGTACAATATGAAAAAACAGACGGATGCTTCTTACCACCAACCCCAACAAAGTATGGATTGTATCCTAAGTTTGAACCTCAAATTTTTATTGATAACACATACCAAACACCGACTAAAGTTATTCAAGGACACGACGGCAGTATCATAGTAGCATTTGATGATTTTAGAGATGACCTGTTATTAGAATTTGAACGCAGAATTTATAACAATATTAAGGTTGCATATGATACCAGTTTATTTGATATCTATGATTTTGTTCCGGGGTATAACAGAACTACTGATGTATCGTTTGACGACCTAAACAGCATTATGGCAGGAGACTTCCTGCACTGGTCAAATTTAATAGCCGACGACTATACTAAACATTCTTTCTTTGTACGTAATAATCCAAAAACTTATAATTATAGAGAATTTAGATCGTCAACTGGTACAGAACTTCCTGGATTCTGGAGAGGTATATTTAAATTAGTATACGACACTGACCGCCCACACACTCATCCATGGGAAATGTTAGGGTTCAGTATCAAGCCAACTTGGTGGGAAGCTGAGTACGGTCCTGCACCATACACTAGTAACAACTTAATTTTATGGAATGATCTAGCCGATGGTATTGTTAGATCGCCTGGTACTAATTTTGTTAAGAACACTAAATTTCTAAGACCTTATCTATTATCAATGCTACCGGTAAATGAAGATGGCGAGTTACTAGCTCCTAGCGACATTGGAATCATTGACGGTTATACATCGTCATTAATTGAAGGTAAATTTAGATTTGGAGACCAAGCACCGATTGAATCTGCATGGAGACGTAGTGCAGAGTACCCATTCTCTTTAATAACAGCATTGACTATTTTAAGGCCTTCTCAAGTATTTGCCAGTTGTTTTGATCGTACTCGACAGTATAGAGATGATACTAGACAAATAGTTTATAAAGTTGATAACGGAAATTTAAGATTTAATGTTGCCAATTTAATTACTCCTAGCACATCGGATAGTGCATCTAGAGTACATACTGCTGGACTAGTAAATTATATTACTGATTATATTATTGGAAGACAATCTCTTTCGGAAATTTCAGTCTACAAAAATGAGCTAACGAATCTCGTAGTTCGTCTGTCAAGCAAACTTGGCGGATTTACCACTAAAGAAAAATTTAAATTAATATTAGATAGTCGTAATCCGTTAAACACAGGCAATGTGTTTATACCAGAAGAGAACTACAATATAATTCTTAATACCAGTAGTCCCGTATCGTCTATTGATTACAGCGCAGTAATTATAGAAAAAGCAACAACTGGCTTTGTTATTCGAGGTTATAATAAATTTCTTCCAGCATTTAAATATTTAAAACCTCGAATAATTAATCACGATTCTGAAATTAATATAGGTGGCGTATCTGCCAGTTTTAGTGACTGGACTGCTAATCAGTATTATACCAAAGATAAAATTATATTTTTTAATAATCAGTATTACAGGACAACGGTATCGCATCAAGCATCGTCAGTATTTGAAATAAAATATTTTGCCAAATTGCCATCGTTACCTCTAACCGGCGGCAGACAAATTGTTATTAGAACAAAGTTTGAAGACGTTGTTTCTACATTACATTACGGTGCAGAATTAAGAACTATTCAAGAAGTGGTTGATTTTTTATTAGGCTACGGCGCCTACTTAAAATCAATTGGCGTTCTGTTTGAAAATTTTAATTCTACTATTAGAACAATAACTGATTTTCAAACTAGTGCAAAAGAATTTGCATTCTGGACTACTCAAAATTGGTCACTTGGCGCAGTAATAAGCGTAAGCCCTTGTGCTGAAGAAGTTAAATTTAGTCAGAAATATTCAGTAGTTGATAACATATACGACAGTTTTTATGAATATTCAGTATTAAAACAAGACGGCACAGCACTGTCTTCGTTGTACACAGGTAATACTAGAGAAGGCAATTTATTCACCCTGTCTCCTAAAAATACTGCTGACGGCATTTACCATGCTACTTTAAATTTAGTACAAAAAGAACACGTTCTTATTTTAGATAACACTACTATATTCAATGATTTGATATATGATCAAATACAGGGATATAGACAAGAACGTATTAAGGTAGTTGGATATAGAACAACTAACTGGAATGGAGATTTTGATATTCCAGGATTTATTTACGACCGTGCAATAGTTAAATTTTGGAACGTGTGGACTGATTACAAATTAGGCGATGCTGTTAAGTACAAAGAATTTTATTATAGCGCAAAGACTAATGTTCCTGGCAGCGAACAATTTAATCATTCAGAGTGGAATAAGTTAGAAGCTAGACCTGAACCTAAGTTAATTCCTAACTGGGATTACCGAGCTAATCAATTTCCTGACTTCTATGACTTAGATACTGACAGTTTTGATCTAGACCAACAAAAATTTGCACAACATCTTATTGGTTACCAAAAACGCCAGTATCTTGAAAATATTATCAATGATGATGTAAGTCAATATAAGTTTTATCAAGGCTTCATTACTGAAAAGGGAACAGAAAATAGTTTTGCTAAGTTGTTTGACGCATTAAGCACTAGCACTAAAGAAAGTTTAGAATTTTATGAAGAGTGGGCTATCCGTATAGGACAGTATGGAGCCAACGCTGGATTTGATGAAGTTGAGTTTAGACTAGATGAAATTAAGTTCTTAATTAATCCTCAGCCTGTTGAACTAGTTAAATCCATTGATAACACATTATTAGATTTTGTTTATAGAATTTTGCCCGACCAAGTTTACCTAAAGAGCAAGACATATTCACATGCACCATTTGAAACTCATCAGTTGCCAAATTACTATGTATCAACGGCGGGATATGTCAACGCTGAAGATGTTGAATACAAATTAAACACTATAGATGAAATATTATCCATTGATATAACCAAACTAAACGATGGATATTATTTCTGGACTGCTAATGATAAAAATACTTGGAATGTTTATCGTTTTACATTATTTGAAAATGTAATTAGAAAATTTGTAATCACACAAAATACTATTCGAATCACATTAAACAGAGTTGTCGATACTGATATTACCGTTGACAGCTACATTGGTATCAACAATTCTATAGCAACGCTAGAAGGATTTTATAAAGTTACTGCGGTTGGTGTAGATTATATTGAATTTGATAAACCAAAATTGCTTAACACCGCAGATACGGTTGACTTAACTTTAAATTTATACAAGTTTGTATCAGTACGAGTACCGTCAATTGAAATTATTAATAATCTAGGAATAGCCTCTAAGAAAGACGGTGACTTAGTCTGGGTAGACGGCACCGATAATCAGTGGGCAGTTTGGAAATATCAAAACAGCTACAATCTAACAACAGTTGCTAATAACAAATCACACTTTGGTATTAGTGTATCAGTAAATGAAGTTAGTACCGTAATGATTGTCTCGATAGAAAATAGTATGCTATACTATACTAGACCTACTGCCAAGTCTAACTGGGCATACAGAGAAGAATTAAGTCCTGTTACCACACAGGATGCTAACAATCCTAATCCAACAATACTGTTGACAAATAATTCATTTGCCGCATCAACTGCCGTTAGAGGCGATGGTCTTTACTTGGCCGCAGGAGCACCGGCCGCCAATGCTTCACCGTTAGTTGTGGGATCAACAACATCAAACGGTAATAGACTGATATTGGCAGCAGGAACTACTGCTAATTTTATTGTCAATGGACCAATTGTCTTTTCAAATACTGCACTTGGTACTATAGTTGCTGGCAAAACATATTATGTGTCACAAATTATAGATCCAATCCGTTTTACAATATCAGCTACTCCTGGAGGAGAAGTTTTTGTATTAGAAAATCGTACAGGAGCAATGCCAGTATATGCTAATCATGGGTACGTAGTGTTATACACTCGCAACGCTAACGGATATTATGTATTTTCAAATTTAGTAACTGCACCTACTAGAACAAATAATCAATTTTTTGGACATAAGGTAGCAATAGTAGGTGATAAATTATTTGTAGCATCAAAAGGATCCGCAACTGTTGCACCTTCGTTGACTGTATATTACGTTTCAAAACTTGTAGCAAATGCCCTCGACTCAACCTTTGTTAGCAGTAGTGCAACAGTTGGAGCTCCGGTGGTATTCACTTCTGAATTTGCGGCCAGCCTTGAATTAAAAGACATGTCAGTAGCTGCCAACGGTAATGTTATTCTTTCTTTTAGTGACGCTTCAATTAATGGAAATGATAAAATTCGTGTATGGAACTATTCTAATAATTACGAATTTAATAAAGACGTACAAACTATAGAATCTACACTACCAGCAAAATCAAGTTTTGGTTCTACTATCGCAGTATCTAAAGATGGCGGCAAATTAGCAATAGGAGCACCAACATACTCTAATGCTCATCTAAACGAAGGAGCAGTTGAAGTATACTATAATATTCCTTCTGCATTTACTGCATGGTCTGTTGTATTACCAGGAGTAACAACTTCTAGTACAACTAGCATAAAAATTGAACCTGGAATAAAAACTTTTACTGTACGAAAGAGCGGAACTGGATTACGATTAAACGTAGTTGCAACATTTGGAACGTTACGAGCAAATCCTGGAATTGCTAATTCAGGAACCGGCTACGCAGTAAATGATGTTGTCTTTATCTCAGGTGGCGATGGCAAAGCAACTTATAAAGTTACACAAGTTAATCTGTCAACTGGTGCAGTTGTTGCCGGCGAATTATTAACTAGAGGTACAAATTACAATTCTAATCCATCAACAGAGATTATACCAAAGCCTTTAAATATTTTAGATCTACAAGGTGTTACTATTACACATATCTTGCCAACCGGCACAGATGACAAATCTAATTATATGGTTGGTGTTGTAACCTCGTATGACGATGCTACTGCTACTCTAGTTGTTAATGTTAAGGAAGCATACACTCCTGGAGAATATGTACTTAAAGAAAAATTAAGTAATCCTTATAATAGAGGTAGTGAATATTTTGGATCAACTGTTAAATTTAATACAGTTGGAGACCAACTAGCAATTGCCAGTGCCGGCGGACGTCAATTATCTTGTACACAATTTGATAATAATAAGACTGTTTTTGACCTAGATGCTACTACGTTTTTAGAAACTGAATTAGGATCAGGTAGTGTAATGTTATATGATTACTACGAAAATAAATTTATTTTCTCTGATAGTTTAGATGTAGGCGATGCGGTTGGATCTAATTACGGATCTTCAATTGCCATGTCAGACAGAGTGTACATTAGTGATTACAATATACTAAACGGCGCTGTTCATGAATTTTATTCTGAAAATAAATCTTGGTATAAATTTAGAACTCCTAGCCAATTAGTTAATATAGATAAAATTAAATCTGTATTCTTATATGACATTGAAGATAGTAGTATAATTACATATCTTGATATTGTAGATCCTTTACAGGGCAAAATCTTAAGTATTGCTGAAAATGAATTAAAATTTAAAACATACTATGATCCAGCAACCTACTCAATCGGTGACGATACAGTAGTAGTAGATACACTAATGAGTTGGAAAGAAAAAAATGTTGGTCAATTATGGTGGGATTTAAGTAGCGCCAAGTTTATTGATCCCAATCAAGGTCCTATATTATATAAAGCTAACTCATGGAATACGCTGTTTGAAAATCAATTAGTGAGTATATACGAATGGGTTCAAAGCGAATACACTCCATCAGAATGGGATAGATTAGCTGACACTGAAGCAGGATTAACTCTTGGTATTAGTGGTACTAGCAAATATGGAAGTACTGTTTACAGTATTAGTAAAATCTTTGATACAATTAGTAAAACATTTAAAAACATATATTATTTCTGGGTTAAAAATAAAGTTACAGTACCAAATGTAGTCGGTAGAGCAGTTTCTGCTAGAGATGTTGCAAACTATATTAGCAGTCCTAAAAATATGGGAGTTAGCTTCATATCGTTCCATGGTGCAAATCAGTTCTCGTTAGTCAATTGTAAAGATCTAATTGCTAGCAGAAAAGTATCGTTAAATGTTCGTTACTGGATTATTGATAATTTTGAACAATCAAATATACATAGTCACTATCAATTACTATCTACAAGTGACATTGATAAACCAATTAACAAATACATTGAACAAAAATGGATTGACAGTTTATCGGGCTTTGATAAGTTAGGCAACGAAGTCCCTGATGCAAAACTTCCAGTAAAATTAAAATACGGAATTCAGAGTCGACCAAGACAAAGTATGTTTGTTAATAGAGTTGAAGCACTTAAACAGTTTATTGAACGTGTTAATTCTGTAATGGCCGCACAATCTATAATAGATGATGTTGATCTTACTAGCTTAAATTCTAAAGATGAAGCACCAAGTTTAGGTTCAGGAAAATATGACTATGAAATTAGTTCTTACAGTCAAATTAGATTTGTAGGAACAAATGAGATTGTTAGAGCAGTACTATCTCCAGTAATTGAAAACGGAAAACTTGTTAGAGTTAACATAATAACTTCGGGCAAAGGATATATTAATCCGCCTGAAGTGACTATTACTGGAATAGGTACCGGCGCAAAGATTACCACTATACTTGGATCAAAAGGTCAAATTATTTCAGCAACCGTTGACAAACCAGGTAACGGATACCTTGAATCAACTACTTTATCTGTAAGAACACTATCTGTTTTAGTTACCTCGGATGAAACTGCAAACAATAGATGGGCACTATACACATGGAATTCTTTAAAGAAAACATGGTTTAGAGAACGTTCACAAACATATGACACTACTCGTTATTGGAAATATATTGATTGGTATTCTGCAGGATACAGTGAGTTTACTAAATTAGATCATATTCTTGATTTTGCATATCAATTACCTAGCGCCAATATTGAAATTGGCGAAATAGTAAAGGTTAATAATCAAGGTATTGGCGGTTGGGTACTATTAGAAAAAATTGACAATCAAGAAGTTCTTGAAACAACAGTTAATTATAAAATTGTTGGACGTCAGTCTGGCACAATTAAGTTCACTGATAATCTATATCGCTTTGCAGATAATGCAGAAGGCTTTGACGGCCCAACATTTGACTCTTACGTATTTGACGATCAACCTAAAGCTGAATTAACAGTTATTCTTAATACAATTAAAAATATAATTTTTGTTGATAACTTGGCTAAAGAATATAAAGAATTATTCTTTGCTAGTTTAAGATATGCGTTTAGTGAGCAAAAGTCTATTGACTGGGCCTTTAAAACAAGTTTTGTACGATCAAAGCATAATCTTGGCCCTTTAAAACAAAAACCCACATATCAAAACGATAACTTGCCTAGCTATCAAGAATATATTAATGAGGCTAAACCTTACAGAAGTAAAATTCGTGAGTTCGTTAGCACCTATGAAATTTTTGAACCAACAGGCAGTCAAGTGTCTGACTTTGATTTACCTCCAAAATATGATCAGACTACTAATACAGTAATACCGTTTCAAACTAGTATTTCAGATGGTATATTAACATACAGTAGTGACGACATTAAACAATCCCCATACAGTGATTGGTTATACAGTACTGGATTTAATTTAACAGAAATACGAATAGTAGACAGTGGATCGGGCTATGTAACCGCTCCTATTGTAACTATTGAACCGGCGCCTGCTACTATTACTGCTAAAGCGTATCTATCATCTGGTCGAATTTCTACTATTGTTATTAGCGATCCGTTCAAAGAAAATTTCCTAGTAACTCCTACTATCAGAATAGAAGGATCACTTGCTGACGGCGGCACTCCTGCTAGAGCAGTGGCTATATTATCTAACAGTCTAGTACGATCAACAAAGATTGGTATTAAATTTGATAGAGTATCTCCAGAATATACGTTTGGTTCAATTGTAGCCAATGAAACATTTATTGCCAGCGGATCTAAAACTAGATTTGAATTAAAATGGCCAATTGATGTTATTAAAACACGTACTACAATAGCTGACAATAACGGAGAAATTTTAGGAGCTGATTATATAGTATTCAACGAACTTGATTCTAGTTACTCATATCCTCGTTATAAAGGAATATTACAGTTTAATTCTGCACCAGCAAACTTATCTAAAGTTGTAATTGAGTACCACAAAAATATTAGCTTGTTAGATGCGGCCGATAGAATCAATTATTTTTATAATCCTAAGTCTGGCCAGCTGGGCAAAGACCTTGGACAACTAATGCAAGGCGTTGATTACGGCGGTGTAGAAATTGCAGGTATTGGTTTTGATGTAGGCTCGGGATATGATGCATTGCCTTGGTTTACTACAGGCTACGATCAATTTGATCCAGACTTTACAGACTTCTTAATTAAGAGTGACGGCATTGCTAGGTCATTTACCTTAAACTATGCGCCTACAGAAATAGAATATATTAACGTATATTGGACCGGCAATAGGAGTTATATTACAGCAACTCCGCTAGGTACCGGAGATGTTAATAGTTCTTCTTTATCTGTTACCAACGCTAATGGAATTAAAAAAGGTCAGTTAGTTTTAGGAACCGGTATTCAGTCAAATACTATTGTATCAGACATTGTCGGCGCAAAAATAACATTAACCAAAGCATTAGTGCAGGCAGCGTCTGGAGTATACTCGTTTAGAACAACAGAGACTTTTAATAGACGACTAGACGATCCAAATTATATTAAAGTTAAACCCTTACTTGACAAATTAATTGCTGTTAAAAATGAAAAACTAGCTATTGTAAATGGCTTAGCCACTGCTCAAGAAGATAAAGACTTTAATATTGCATTACTTGCGGATCTAACACGCCAACTTGATATACTATTTGATGCTAGAACTGCCGCCGAAGCTTTATTGCTTCAAGCGCAAATTGCATTAGACAATGCAATTGTTTTTGGTGATCAACAGTTAATAGATCAACGACAAGAAGTAAAAGATGCCAAGCAGGCCATATACGATAATTTAAATTCAGATTATATTGTTACTCAGCAAAATGCAGTTACCGCACAATTTGCTAGAGACAACGCAATTGCTCTAATAGCTACCGGTGCTAGTCAACTAGTTGCATACGAAGGAACAAGCATCATTGCTTCTGTACAAATATTTGACATTTTTGGAAGATTAATTTTACCAAGTGGTTTAAGATTAGTTGGACAAAGTATTAGAATAACCGGAACACTAAGCAATGGTTCTATTCAAGGATATGTTTCTGGCACTACTTATTACATTGGTGAAGTTATTAACAATACCAGTGTGCGTTTAACAAGCACATACGCTAAAGCATTGGCTACTGGAAACAATAGATTTGATGTTGTAACAACTGCTGGGGTAATAACTCCAGGGGCCACAGTTACAATTAGTGGAAAGGTTAATACTGTACAAAATGAAATTGGGAATTTCCCAAGTATTGTAAATCAAGATGCTATTATGAATTCCTTTATTGGTGATGGCGTAAGTACCGGACCAATTGTAATACCTAATAATGCAACATTTACCACAGCATATGGTATAGACATTCAGGCTGGGGATAGTATTATATTGAGAAAGAATACCAGTGATGGCAGTTTTAAACCCAGTGATATACAATATGACACTCAATTATTTGGCGGAGATTTTGCCTATGTAAGTGCTACCGGTTTAGCCGCAGAGGACATTAATGTTGACGGTGACGGATTTGTTACGCCCACTTCGAGCTATGCTCCAGAAGAAGTAGTTACTGGTCAAGTAGTAGATACTGTTGATATCACAGTCTACCATAAAATTGGTGACGGTGCTCCTGTAATTGAAAGCAATCGTTATCTAATTGCAGGTGATATTGGATTTAGTTACACAGCACCAAGCAACGGACCCGGCGGCACCACTGTACAGACAAACTCATTAACAGTCGGGCTTCCTAATCCAAATTGGGCGTCTGCTATTATATCTAACCCTAGTAATTATCGTCTTAGCTTTAATGGAGGACCAAGTAATGTTGCTATTAGTAGCATTAGTGGGCCACAAGGCGGCACCAACGTCTATACATTAACAGGTACTTGGCCTGCAAACCCTACCGGTTTTCCAATAATTATTGCTAGTAACAACTATGCTCCTGCTAGTAATGCCTATGACATTGGCCAGCGTCCAGGAACGTCATCTTCTGTTATTGTAAAAGTTGCTGGAAATGTTATTAAACAAAACGTTGATTATTCAGTTAATATAACTACAAATCAAATTGAATTAATAACATCTTACCCGGTTGGCTCAGAAATTGTTATTACTAGCCTAAGTCAAAACGGTTTAAATATTCTTGATTTAGATTATTTTGTTGGAGACGGAACTACTGATGAGTTTGTATCAGTTGCTAGATGGAGTACCGATGCAACAGCATTTGTAACTATTGACGGAGAAGCAGTTGACGTAACTGTTTTTAAAACAGATAGTCAATATACCTTAGTTGGAACTATTGGTATACGATTTGCCCAACCACCTATTGACGGCGCAATTATTAACTATACAATTTTAGGATCAGCAGTTGACTCAATTAGTAAAGTACAAAAACAAATTATTGTACATAACGGTGTAGACACAATATACGATCTAACAACAGATCCTGCATTTGTTAAACCTTTAGCCAATAATGTCTTAGTAGTAACTGCCGGCAGTATTTTAAGACCAGCTGACACTTTCTATTTTATAGTAGCGGGCACCAGTAGAACATATACTGTTGACAGCTCAAGATATGCATTTAATACCATAGACAGTAGCACAGTTATTGTAGCAGTCAACGGTGTAAACATTGCACAAGGTATTGACTACTTTTGGTTCCCAATTAACAACCAACTTAAAGTTAAAAAAGGTGTTGCAAAAACTGGAGATAAAATTTCATTATCAATAGTTTCTAATTCTGATTATAATATAATTTCCGTAGACGATAATTTATCTATTGAATTATTAGGAGACTATAGTGCCAACACCGTAATTACTGTTATTACCTTTAGTAACCATGACATACTTGAAATTGAACGAGAGTATGATAGAACTACTTCAGCATCAACACTAGTTGCAGGCGCTAAAGAATATTATAGATATAATCAGTTGGCCGGCGGTCGTATTAAATTACGTAGACCCGCTGTGGCTTCTCAATATGTTTGGATAACGCTAAACAATAAGTTATTAACCCCGGATGTTGATTATGCATTAGAAAGCAATATGAATCATATTAGTTTCACACCAACTATGAGTTTTGTAGAAACTGATATTATAGATATAATTGCATTTAGCAATAAAGTAACACGAAGTAGTTTTGGTTATAAAATATTCAAAGATATGCTAAACAAAAATTCTTACTCAAGAATTGATGATGCTTCTTCGACTACACTAGCCAAGACATTAAATTATTATGACAACTCTATAGAGTTAGTTGACGGATCAGTACTACCTGAACCAAGTGCTAGATTAAATAAACCTGGTGTAGTTTTTATTGATAGTGAACGTATTGAGTACTTGAAAAAAGACGGCAATGTTATTCGACAACTAAAACGAGGCACCTTAGGCACTGGAGTTAGAACTGTTCATGCTGAAGGAACTCTAGTAAGAGATCAAAGTGTCATTCAAACTGTTCCGTATAAAGATGAATTTATTTCATCAGTAACTGTATCAGACGGCTACACCAATGGCGCTAGCATTTATACTAACTCTCCAGAACTAACAATAACATCAGTGACATTCCCAGGGGAAGATCAAACAGCTGACTTATCTGGAAGTCAAACAGTGACTGTTACTGGAACCGGATTTAAAATCAATGTTAAGGTATTTGTTGGTGATGTTGATTGTGTAGTTAACAGAATAAGCAATACACAATTAACTTTTGTAACTCCTGCAAAATCAGTCGGCGCATATGATTTAGTAATATATAATCCTCCAATTTCGTCACTACCACAATTTACAACAGTTTCAGCTAGCGGCATAGTAACAGATGCAAGTCTAACTACTACAATAACTAGCCTATCAAATGCTACCAGTATATTCCGTGCAGGTATGGTACTAACTAAAATTAGTGGCGACGGGTCAATTGGCGGCCTTACTGTAATTACTGAAGTTAATAGTAATACGCAAATTACTATTAAATCAACTACTGCAAATACCTACGGTGCTATAGTGTTTAAGGGAACAGAAGATGTAAAAACTGTAACCATTGCTGGTACTGTTAATACTGCGGGACTAGTGTCTACAGTTACACTAACTGGTTTTTATGTAAAAAATGGAATAACTATTCCTAATAATACAAGCGGCCTACTTGTAGGACAAGTTGTTAGTAAAGTGTCCGGTACTGGAAATTTTGGAGCATTGGCAATTATTACATCTATTGATAGCTTGACCACATTTACAGTTACGGCCACTAGTGCAAATACAGCAGGATCATTAATATTCAACATTAATAATCAAGTACCAACTAGCAGAGTAATTTCTAAGGGCATTAAGTATCTAAAGATACAATTAGACTTTAAACTAACTACACCTGTTGCAGATAATACTTGGTATAGAAAAACTATACCGTCAGCATATAATCAGTGTAATGATGTAGAGGTATTTGTAGCGGGCCGTAGATTGCGTAAAACCTCATATACTATTTGGAATCCTAATTTAGGTCCAGATAGCCCTAGCGGTGATCAGGCATACGAAGCAGAATTTTCAGTAATTTCTACAAGTAATCAACAGCCAATGCAAATTCGATTAACTGAAGTACCCGAAGCAGGGCAGTATATTGTAGTTCAAAAGCGTGTAGGACAAGCATGGACTACAGAGGGTGTTGGTTTAGCTGACTCTGGGTCCGACCCGGCTAAGTTTATTAGATCGACTTACGCTCTGTTGCCGGACAAGAATAAAGTATAAGAAAACTATTAAAATAAATACATTGTATAGGTGAAAACAACATGACAACAAAACCAGATGAAAATTCGGGAATATTACTCCAAGGACATATTAAAATTTGGGATCCCGTCTCTCAAGAGATTATAGTTAACAAGCGCAACGCTATTCATTATGAGAATATGAGCATTGCCTTGGCACAGAGTCTCGCAAACGAGGGTATAGGAACAATATATCAAATGAGCTTTGGAAACGGAGGCACAGCAGTAGACCCAACAGGGATTATTACATATTTGACCCCAAATACTACAGGATCAAATAGCAGTTTGTATAATGAAACCTATACTAAAGTAGTCAACGATCGTAGCACAAATAACGTTGATCCAACTCGTAATAAGATTGATGTTCGTCACGTTACAGGAACAAACTATACAGATATTTTAGTTACCTGCTTGCTAGACTACGGCGAGCCTAACAATCAAGAAGCATTTGATAATACAACATACTTAGACGGTGAATATGTGTTTGATGAGTTAGGTCTAAGAGCATATAACCCAACAGGAACCGGCAAATTATTAACTCATGTTATTTTTCACCCTGTACAAAAATCATTGAATAGATTAATTCAAATTGATTACACCGTTAGAGTACAAAGTCTAACCGGTTTTAACGGAGCGTAAACATGGCATATCAAATTCGTTTTACCGATCAAATTAATAACACTCCGTTAGCCGTAGATGATAACACTACGAATTCAGTTACTAGTCTTAATTTTCCAGGACGAAACACTACAGGTTATGGACAAGCACTTGGTGAAAACTTCCTGCACCTATTAGAAAATTTTGCAAACACTAGCGAGCCAGTTAATCCAGTTAAGGGTCAACTATGGTACGACACTAATGCTAGTATAAAGCAATTAAATGTTTATGACGGCACTCAGTGGGTAGCGGCCGGCGGTCTTAAAAAATCAAGTGGCAATCAACCCGACGCTGGTAACAGTTTACCGGGCGATCTATGGGTTAACACTGACACACAACAATTATTTTTATTCTCTGGATCAGGTTGGATCCTAGTTGGCCCACGTTTTAGTGCAGGAGCTAGAACAGGAGCTGAGCCAGAAAGTTTTAGAGACACTGATAATATTGAACGCACTGTTATTAGTAATTACGTTGGTGGATTCCGTGTAGCAATATTCAGCACTGAAAAATTTCAACCTAAGACTACCTTACCTGGCTTTCCTTATATCTACGCAGGTGTAACACTTAGTAGTTTATACAACGGTTATTTTGGTACAGCAGAAAAAGCTAGTAAACTAATTGTATCGGGATACCTGTCAACAGGCCTAGAAGCAGACAATTTTTTACGTGGCGATGTAATTACTAACAATTATAAAGGTCTTAACGTTAAAAGCAATACAGGTATTCAAATTGGTGCAGACGGCCAAATGGAACTTGCAGTTGACAACGGTGTAGGATACATTTACCAAAAAACATCTGGATCTAGTCTAGATATTCGTGTCAATAATAACGGTAATGAACGAGTTGTTATTCGTGTAGACAGCCAAGAGCGTGTGGGTATTAATAATATTGCCCCACAAGAAGCATTAGACATTAGTGGAAATATCCGACTCGGGCTAACAGAAGAAAATCCAGACTCGTCAGGACAGTTATTCATTAAAGGAACAGCAGATTCTACAAGTATTGTTACCGGAGCATTTCAACTAGCAGGCGGCGCAGGCATTGAAAAAAGTTTATTTGTTGGCGGAAATATTAGTTTAGATGGTAGACTTACAGTTGGAACTAATATATTACCTGCAACTAATAACGGCTCTTCAATTGGATCCGATCCTACAATTGAGGGCGGAAAACAATTCAATAACATATATGCTAATAAAGTATTTGCCGCAACTGAATTTAATGGTAAGCTAATAGGTACAGTTAAAGGTTCAGTAGATGGATCCGCTACAAACCTAGCTAGCTCAACAATATTTGAAATGATCGGCGATGTAACCAGTAATGAAATTGAGTTTGACGGTAAGACAGGAACTAATCCAGTAACTACTACAGTTGCATCGGGTAACGGAACTGTTATTAAACTTGAGTTTGACGCTCAAACAGTAATTCCGTTCCCAGCAGGTACTGTAGTAGTTGTATCTAATATTACTCCAGTAGCATATCGTGGAACATATAATGTTATTGAAGGAACAAGAACTTACATAACATTTAATGGAACCGCTACAGGCCCGCAAGCAATTGCTGGAACTATCAGTCCGTCTGGAGTACTGGGTAATAGAAAACAGTTTGTTACAAACCTTAGTGAAACATTTGTTTCTGATAAAGCAGAAGTTACAACCCCAGCAGGGTTAGGCGAAGCTGATGATTTCTTAATAAGTCAAGGAACTGCTGGTCTTAAGAAAATTAAAAAGAATACACTATTTTCAGCAATCCCTCAATTGCCGGTGGGTACCGTTGTGCCATACGCAGGCCTTACACCTCCAATGGGTTGGTTATTGTGTGACGGATCAGAAGTTCCTAGAATACGATATGAAGCATTATACAATGTAATTTCTGGACTATACGGTAATGCCAATGCATATGATGCTACAAATAATCCGTTAGGAACAAAAGGATTTGACACATTTAAACTTCCTGACTTACGAGGTCGATTCCCTCTTGGTGCTGACAATATGTTTAATGGTAAAAAAGTTCCTGATAGAAATAGTATTTCGTCAAAGATTGATACTATTACAAGTCCAGCTGGCCGAGTTACTGATCCAAACGCAACTATTGATTATGCTGACCCCACAGTTGTACGTATTGGCGCAGGCGATGAACAGATGAATTTGACAGTAAATAATCTTCCAGATCACGAACATGATTTAACAGGAAATCGAGATGGGCGATTCGGTGCTTATAGCCCAACAGAATTAGCCGATACTGATTCTATCCCGGTTAAGGGATTAGGCGGTGCAAACGATACAGGCAGACTTTTAAGAACAAGCGGTGGCATATTAACAGAACCAGTTGGCGGACCATTTGGCCAACCGTTTAGTATTATGAACCCGTTCCTAGCTCTAAATATGATTATTTGGACAGGTAAACTAACAGATTACGATTCGGACTACAGATAATGACATATAAAATTAATAAAACTGACGGTAACGTATTAGCAGAGATTCCAGACGGTCAATTTGATACTGGCAGTAGTAGTCTTACGTTAATAGGAAAAAATGTTACAAACTTTGGTCAAGTGTTTAATGAAAACTTGATAAAGTTATTAGAAAATTTTTCCAGTAGCTCAGAACC